GGATGCGAACCTCACCGACATCGAGAAGGCCACAAGCGACAAGCTTGCCGAAGGCATCGATAACGCCATCACCCGGTAATCCCATGATCGAGAAATCCCTCATCGACAGGCTCTCGCCTTTGGTCGACGGACGCGTTTATTTCGGCGTAGCCCCGGCCGAAGCAGCTCAGCCGCGACTGGTGATTCAAACCGTCGGCAGCGTGGTTGGTTTTACGCTTGCGGGCTGGGATGGATCTCGCGATCTGACGATTCAGATCGACGCCTGGGGTGAGAGCTTTCTCCAGGCCCTGACGCTCGCTGAGCAGGCCTTGGTCGCCATGACCACCGACGGCGACGACTTCACCACCGGTAGCGCCGACCGCCTGCCAGATGCTTTCGAAGATGACACCAAGCTCTTCAGCGTTAGCTGGGAGTTCACCCTGCAACCATAGGAGGCCCCATGGCCGCGCAGAACCCTACCAAAGCCAAGTTCGTGAAAACGCAGGGTACCCAGCTCAGCGTTTCTAAGACCACTACCCTCGACCCCGCTGAAGCAGGCCTGGAATACGCTGACCTGTCGGTGACGATCAAGCAGCCGCAGTTCCAAGGCGGCCAGTCGGACGAAATCGAAGTGACCACGCTGGCGAGCGAGGCCAAGGAGTTCACCGTCGGCCTGGCCGATAACGGCACCTTCAGCATGTCAGGCAACTGGAAAGCTGATGACGAAGCCCAGACCGTGCTGCGCACCGCGCGCGACGATGGCGAGCCGCGGGCATTCAAGTCGGTATTCAAGGACGGTACTTCCTCGACGTTCCTCGGCCTGGTCACTCAGTTCACCTGGGATGCAGCGCCAAACGGCACCGTAAACGGTACGTTCAACGTCCGCATCACTGGCAAGGTCGCCTTTATCGTTCCTCCGGTGACTCCGTAATGGCTCGGGCAAAGTCTGCAGGCGCGCAGAGCCTGCGTGCGATGGCCCTAGACCCAATCCGTAACTTCAAGCATGAACCGCTCGATGTGCCGGAATGGGACGGCGCTAAGGTCGTGGTGATGGCGCTGAGCGCAGGCGACTGGGCCGAATACCGGCGCCGAGCCGCGGCGGCAGTTGCTGCAGCGCGTGCTGCTGTCGGCCTGAGCGAGGTGCCAGAGGAGGGCGTCGACCAGAGCCCGGCCTCCCGCCTGGTCGATATCGACTCCTCCCCGCTGTACGCCTTTGTGCTGGCGCGCACCCTGCTGGACGAATCCTACGCCCGAATCTTCGAGGATGAGGATGTGCCGGTGGTGGCGAAGGCATTCAGTCCGGTGCACGACCGGCTGGTGGGCAAAGCGTTCGAGCTGAGCGGTGTCGAGGCTGGCGCCGATGCGCAGGACCCGGTCGAAGCGGCGGGAAACGGCTGACGGAGGAGCCAGAGTTGGCTTTCATGCTGACTCTGGCCCTCCGACTGGGTATGACCCTGCAGGACCTCCAGCAGAACATGAGCGCTGAGGAACTGTTCCTCTGGCAGGCCTACAACGAGGATTCGCCGCTGAGCGATGCTAGAGGCGACATCCAGGCGGCGATCGTAGCCGCTTCCGCGTTGCAGGCCCAGGGTGCCAAGGTGACACCGATGGATCTGCTGCCACAATGGAAGGCGGAAAAGCCAGCTGTCGAGCAGGCTCCCGAAGAAGGGGAGGAACTGTTCAAGGCCTTCCTGATTGCAAGATCGGCTGAAGAGTGAATTTCTTATTCATGGGTGGTACTGTCTGCGAAAATTATGGAGCCCAGAAATGAGCACTGGAATGCAGTCCACCGAGCAAAAATTTCAGTTTCCCAAAGAGGTCGTGCTTGAAGCTTTGAAGGAAGTTTTGCCTTCAATTGGCATTCAGCCCGTAAAGGTCGATATGTATATCGGTAGAGTCGATGCCTCTGTCGGGGCTTCTGCCTTTTCATGGGGTGAAAGAATTTCTATAGCAGTTGATGCTATTGATCATGGCAGTTGCGTCGCAAGAATTGAATCATCGCTGAAGGTTGGCGGTAACTTTACCGGTGCTGGTCGGCATCATAAAAATTTCTCCAACATCATTTTTGCACTTAGCGAATATCTGCAACGTGCTGAGAAAGGCGAGCTAAAGACCAATCGGCAGAAGCTGGACGAGGAAATAAATCGGAAAAGTGGCGCTTCTTCGGGCGTCACTTCAATTGTATGGATTGTTCTAACGGTTGCAGTCGTTTCTTACTTTATTTTAGTTTGAACATAACCCTAGGATTTAAAAGCCCGCCGAGAACGGGCTTTTTATTGCTTGGAGAAAAGTATGGCTGGTCAGACCCTGCGATCTCTTATCGTAAGCGTATCGGCCGAAACAAGCGCATATCAGCGCGAAATGGCTAGGGCTGGCCGGATGGGGCAGAACTACCTACGCACCATATCTTCGGGAAATCAGCAGGCTGTGACCTCCTGGCGTTCGCAAGAGGCTGCTGTGCGTGCTCAGGGTAGTGCCATGCAGTCGCTTACCTCTGCTGTTGGAGGATATGCGGCGGCTATGGCTGGAGCTTTGGCCATTGGCAATGTGATACATCAGGCCGATAGCTGGAATCAGGTTAATGCCAGGCTAAAGCAAGCCACAAATAGCACCGAAGATTTTGCCGTAGCTCAGAAGTCACTGTTTGATCTCAGCCAAAGAACTGGCACTGTATACGCTGATAACGCCGGGCTTTTCAGTCGATCAGCATCCTCCATGCGAGAGTTCGGCTACACAACTTCTGATGTGTTAGGCGTAACAGAAGCACTGTCCTTAGGCCTTCAGGTCTCAGGCGCGAGCTCAGAGGGAGCATCGGCAGCCATTTTGCAATTCTCCCAGGCACTTGCCCAAGGGGTTCTTAGAGGCGAAGAATTCAACTCGATTGCGGACAGCGGAGATCGTGTGCTGCGGGCGCTAGCGGCCGGTATGGGGGTTGCTAGAAAGGATTTAAAGTCGATGGCGGATCAGGGGCTGATAACTATCGACAAACTCGTGCCCGCGCTCATTAGTCAGCTGGGAGTATTGAACGACGAGTTCGCAAAAATGCCGCCAACCGTAAGCGGATCAACGACTGCTCTTTCCAATGCGTTTCAGGCCTGGGTTGGTGGAGCTGATAGCGCGTCGGGTACGACCAGGATTCTTGCTGGTAGTTTGGATTTTGCTGCCAAACACATGGATTCACTAGCCGCTTCGGTGCTCGTGGCTGGTGCCGCTTACGGCGGGCTTAAGCTCGGCGAGTTGGTCAAGGGGTTAAAAGACCAGATCTACGCCGCCAGGGAGGCTCGCTCAGCAGAGATCGGGCGCACAAAAGCGCAACTGGATGCTGCCGCTATGGCAGTTCGGCGTGCGGCCGCAGAAACGACAGCGGCTGAGGCCCAAGCTATTGCCACCAAGTTCACCGACGCGCACGCCGCAGCATTGAGCAGATTACGTATCGCTCGTCTTGCGGACACCGAGGCGGCTATCGCGCACAATGCGGCAATGGCAGCAAATAACGCCGCAACCTCTCTAGCTGGGCGTGCGGGGGCCGCGCTTTTAGGTGTGCTTGGTGGGCCCGCAGGCTTGGCCCTCACTGCAGGTGCCGTCGCGGCTAGCTACCTGCTATTCAGCGATAACAGTGAAAAGGCCAGGAAAGCCACCGTCGACCTAAAACAGCCGATCGAAGATCTCCGCAAAGAGTTTGCCGAACTTGGCAAAGAGCAGGCCCGATACAAGCTAGATGGCGTTCTACAGCAGCAAGCCGATGCCCAGGTCGCCGCGCAGAAGGCACTGCGGGCGATTCGAGCTTCCGCCCAGGGCAATGACAAGTGGGGCGATACCTACGGTGCAAACCCATTCCAGCGTGACCAAGCGGTAACCCAGTTCAACCGTCGTGTTGCTGGTGGCCAGGATATTGATTCGGCCACCCAGCAGCTTGTCGCTGCCATCCGGCCAAACGAGGAGATGGCCAAAGCCATCAACGCCTCGGCGGCTGCGTATGGTGAGGCAATCAAGGCCTCGGGCGATTATGGCGACGTGGCCAACATGTTGCGCGGCCGGCTGGATGACGTTGCCGCTGCTGCGGCTGGCGCTAACGCTGGCTTGAAGAGTATGCCAGGCCCTGATCAGAAGACGGTCGACGGTTGGAACAGCTACACCAAGAACCTGGTGGAGCGCCTTCAATCTGTTCGTGACGGTGGCGATCTTCTCGGCGAAATCAACCGACGGATCGAGCGCGAAGGGGTTGACCCGGGTACCGGTGAGGGCTGGCGTATTTTGGCCTCGGCCATTCAAGGATCGGAGGCAGCAGCCAAAGCATCCGAGGAGGCACAGCAGCGAGCCAAGAAGGCCTCCGAGGATATCCAGCGGCAGGCTGAGCGCCTAAGCGGCTCCTACAAGCAGACCCTGGCCAACCTCACTCAACAGGTTGCGCTTTACGGCGAGACGACTGAGCTGGGCCGGCTTCGTTACGATTTGGCCAACGGCGAGTTGTCGCAGTTGAGCCAGCAGAACAAGCTGCGCCTAGAGGGCAAGGCGATAGAGCTGGATGCGTTGAATGCGCGAAAGGAATACGACTCGTTCATGGCCAGTCTGCAGACGCAGGAACAGGCACTGCTGGCGACTACTCGCGAGCGGATGAAGGTGCTGGAGACGGCCAGCCGTGCCGGCACGCTCAATTCCGATGAGTACCGCGCCGGCGCCGACGCTATTTCGAAGGCGACGATCACCAAGGCACCGGAGTACGG